GATGGTAATGAACTTAATCGTTCTTTTCATAGACATGTGATAGTGCCAAGTGTTAAAAATGGTGACACTTGGGAAGACACTGATATATCTGGTGAAGATGCAAAGGTTCAAGCTATTTGTAACGCTGTATGGACTGATGAAGTCAAAACAGCTTATCAAGAAATGATAGATGCTCAAAATACTTTAGGAGACTAGTATGGCACTAACAAAAATTTCAAGAAGTTTATTAGACACAGGAGTTTCTGATAGTTCTGATGCAACGGCTATAACTATTGATAGTAGTGAACGAGTTGGTATTGGTACTTCAAGTCCTGCAAGTAACTTACACATTTCAACAACAACAGAAGCTAGACTAATTATTGAAGGTGATAGTGATAATGATAGTGGGGAAGAATCAGCATTAATAGAATTTAAAACAGATGGCGGTGCTGTTAGACATATGGTAGAAGCTACCGGTTCAAGTGGCAACAATTTGAAATTAGTAGCGGGTTCAGCAAATACTTCAAATACTGTTAATTCTGAAATAATTTTTGAAACTAAAACATCAGGCTCATCTGCAGCAGAAAGAATGAGGATTGATTCTTCTGGTAATGTTGGAATTGGAACTACAAGTCCTGATACTGAATTAACGATTGTTGGTGGATTAAAAGTATCACAAAGTGCTTTGACTGACAGTATAACAATGTCGGTTAACACCTCAAGCAGTTACGCACAGACAATAACCCTAGATGATGTTGGATTAAGTTTTGACAATAATTCTAGCTCAAGAGGTTATAAATTTAGCAATAATAACGGCACAGAAAGAATGCAAATTGACGCTTCAGGTAGAATTGTAGCTGCTGGTGGATTTTGTGCTGAAAATGGTATTACTGTCATAGGGCAATCCGAAAGAACACATTTTCAAGCTGTAGATTCAGAGGCTTCAACAGCACCTAGATGGCGACCTTCAGTAGATAACGTAGCAGATTTAGGGGATTCATCGCTACGTTGGGATGATGTAAGAGCAACTAACGGAACTATTGTAACTTCTGATAGAAATGAGAAAAATACTATAACTGATAGTGATTTAGGTTTAGATTTTGTAAAACGATTGTCACCTAAATCTTATAAATTTAATGGCAAGACTAGAACTCATTATGGTTTGATTGCACAAGATATAGAAACTGTTTTATCAGATATAAGCAAATCTACCACAGACTTTGCAGGATTTATTAAAGATGACATAAGTGAAGAACAAGATGGTTCTGAATTAAGATATGGTCTTAGATATACAGAATTTGTATCACCATTAATAAAAGCAATCCAAGAACTATCAGCAAAAATAGAGGAACTAGAAAGTAAAATAGATGGCTAGAAGTCAACCATATACCGTAGCATGTGCTGGAGGTTTAGTTACTTCATCAAATGCTATTGACTTACTTAAATCTCCCGGTGTAGCAACTGAGTTAAAAAACTTTGAAGTTTCTACCAAGGGTGGTTATAGACGTATTAATGGCTTTACAAAGTTTGGTGCAGGTAGTGCAGTACAACCTACTGGAGGTACAGCAACTATCTTAGGTGCGATACCTTATGCAGATGGTGTAGTTGTTTGTGCAGGTACAAGTATTTATTTTAGTCAAACTGGTACAAGCTGGTTAGAAATAAATAGAGCTAGTGTAGCTAGTAGTGGTGATAATCATACAGCTTTTACAGGTCGTAGTGTTGCTGCTAGAACTGGACAAGGACAATGTCAATTTGCTTTATTTGAAAGTGCTACTTCAAATTATGGTACATTAATTATTTCTGATGGAGCTAACGAACCTTTCTTTTTTAGAATGGAAGGTACAGGTGCTAACATAACTACCAGAACTTTTTTTGCTGGTGAAATAACTGTAACGGGTACAAAGTCAGTTGAGTATGTAACAGTACATGACAAACACTTAATAGCTGCTGGAGTTGAAGATAATTTAAATACTATATTTTATAGTTCAACTTTAGACCCTTTATCTTTTTCAGGTTCTGGTGCAGGTTCAATTGCTTTAGAAGACCAAATAAAAGGTATTAAAAGTTTCCGTAACGAATTATTTATATTTTGTGAAAACTCAATATTTAAACTACAGAATATAAACAATTCTAGTACGATAGCTGTAATACCAGTTACTAAAAACGTAGGTTGTTTAAGTGGTCATAGTATTCAAGAGATTGCTGGTGACTTAATATTTTTAGCACCAGATGGATTAAGAACAGTAGCTGGTACAGCAAGAATTGGAGATGTTGAGTTAGGAACTGTTAGTAGTAGCATACAAAATATTGTTAGTGATTTAGCTGAAAGTATAAATCTTTTTACAATAAGCAGTGTAGTACTAAGAGAAAAATCACAGTACAGATTATTTTATACAAATGTTGGAGCTGCTGATAGTACTCAAAGAGGAATTATTGGCACACTAAGACCTAATGGTTTTGAGTGGTCAGAAACTAGAGGCTTAGAAGTTACAGCTATAGGTTCTGGTTTTGATAGTACTGGCATTGAACAATATTATCATGGCGATACTAACGGTAATATTTATCAACATGATACTGGTGATGACTTTAACGGTACTGCTATTTTAGCAAGATATACTACACCAGATTATGATTATGGTGATTTAGGAACTTTAAAAACTTTACACTACCTTAGAGTTTCTATGGCAACAGAAGGAATTGTAGAACCTGATGTACAAATTAAATTTGATTATAATAGTTCAGATGTACAACAGCCTACAGATTTATTTGATTTAGGAATAGTAAATCCACCTTCTTTATTTGGCGATGCAGTTTTTGCTACAAATAAATTTGCTGGACAAAATAATCCAATGATAAGAGTACCGTTGCAGGGCAGTGGTACAAGTAATAATTTTACAGTTATTAGTAATGATACCAAACCAAGCTACACAGTTAACGGACTTTATGTAGACTTTATACCTTCAGGCAGGAGATAATTATGGCACAAACTTATATAAGACAAAGTACTTTTGCAGACGGTGATACTATTACCGCAGCTTTGTTTAATGATGAATATAATCAGTTAGTAAATGCTTTCGCTTACTCGTCAAGTAGTGCAAGTTCTACTGGACACAGACACGATGGTACTGCTGGACAAGGTGGTAATATTCATACTATTGGTGATTTAGATTTTTTAAATAAAATAGTTGTAGACAGTACAAATAATAGATGGGGATTTTATGTAGAAGTTTCTTCTTCTGCAGTTGAGCAAATAAGATTACAAGATGGTGCTTTACTTCCAGTTACTGATAGTGATGTTGATTTAGGAACAAGTTCATTATATTTTAAAGATGCTTATATAGATTCAATTACAACTACAGGTAATGTTGCAGTAGGCGGTAATTTAGTTGTTACAGGTACTACAACTTTTAATGGTGGTACAATTACTATGGGTGATGCTGCTACTGATAATGTAGTATTTGGTGCTGATGTAGACTCAAACATTATTCCAGATGATGATGACTCTTATGACTTAGGTAGTTCTTCACAACAATGGCGAAACATATTTATTGATGGTACTGCTGAAATTGATACTCTTGCTCTTAATGGTACTACAGTAACTTCAACTGCTGCTGAACTTAATATCCTTGATGGAGTTACAGCAACTGCAGCAGAAATAAATGCTCTTGATGGTATTACTTCAACAGTTGCAGAACTAAATATTTTAGACGGTGTAACTGCAACTGCAGCAGAAATAAACGCACTTGATGGTATTACTTCTACAGTTTCAGAATTAAATATTGTAGATGGTGATACCTCTGCTACATCTACTACACTTGCAGATGCTGATAGAGTAGTAGTAAATGACAACGGTACTATGGTACAAGTTGCATTAACAGACTTTGAAACTTATTTTGAGTCTGCTCTTGATACACTTTCTAATGTTACAACTGTGGGAGCACTAAACGCAGGTAGCATTACAAGTGGCTTTGGTGCAATAGATAACGGCTCGTCTGCTATTACTACAACAGGTACAGTTACTTATGGTTCTTTATCAGATGGTACAATAACTATTACAGCTTTTGTAGATGAAGATGACATGTCTTCAAACTCTGCAACGCTTGTACCAACTCAACAATCTGTTAAAGCTTATGTAGATACACAACTAACTGCAGAAGATTTAGATGTAACAACTGATAGCGGAACTATTGCGATTGACTTAGATAGTGAAACTTTAACTATTGGTGGTACATCAAATGAAATAGAAACGTCTGCTACAGGTAATGCCGTAACTATAGGTATTCCGGCTGCTGCTCAGATTACAACTTCATTAGGAATCGGTGGTGGTTCTACTAATGGAGTACAGATTTCTCAAGGTGCTATTGCTATTAAAAATGGTGGTACACAATCATACATAGATTTTTATTGTGAGTCTTCAAATGCTCACTATGCAAGATTACAAGCACCAGCTCATGGAAGTTTTAGTGGTAATCCTACTATAACTCTTCCTGCTACAGCAGGTACACTTGCATTAACTTCAAGTGATATTACAGGTAATGCAGCTACTGCTACAGCTTTAGCAACTGCTAGAACTATTCATGGTGTATCTTTTGATGGTACTGCAAATATAGATTTATCTGAAGTTGTACAAGATACTGTTGGTGCTATGTTCTCAAGTAACACTGAAACAGGTATTACAGCAACATATCAAGATAGTGATGGAACTATTGATTTAGCAGTAGGTAATGTAGCTACAGTATCAGATGGCTCTAATTCAACTGCAATAGCTTCTGGAGGAACTATTACATTCTCAGGAACTTCTAATGAAGTAGAAGTTGCAGAAAGTTCTGGTACAGTTACAGTTGGCTTACCAAGTAATGTAACTATTGGTAATAATTTAACAGTAACAGGAAACTTAACTGTATCTGGTACTACTACGCAAACTGGTCCAATCGTATCTGATGATAACTTCACAGGGCTTTTAAATAACAACTCAGCTAATTCAAGTGACTTTGGATTCTTCGGTAAATATGTAGAATCAAGTACAACTAAATATGCAGGTCTATATTACGATGCTTCTACAGATAATACTTTTAGATTATTTGCAGATACCCAAACAGAACCTGCTTCTACTGTAGATACAACTGCTACAGGATATGCTGCTGCTGATTTAATTACTGCAGGAATAACAGCTACCACAGGTACATTCTCAGGCGATGTTAATGTAGACAGTGGTGTTTTGTTTGCTGATGTAAGCACTAATAGAGTTGGTGTAAATCAAACATCTCCAGATGTAAGTTTAGATTTAGGTGCTAATACAGATGCTATTCATTTACCAGTAGGTACTACAGCTCAAAGACCTACAGGAGCTGCAGGTTACTTTAGATATAATTCAACTACAGGTGGCTTTGAAGGATTTACAGATTCTTGGGGTGCTATAGCTGGTAGTGGTGGTAGTGGTGGTAGTAGTTCTACGTTTGCTAAAAAT